AAACTTATCTCGTTTTATTAACTCAACGGAGCCTGAGTTTAAATCCATAAATTTGTAGTACAAGCTCCGTTCACTAATACATACTATCATGTACACCTCCATGTTATATTATAAATAAAGGATTAAGTTATTGAGAGCCAGTACTCAAATTGGTAGGTACTACTCATTACACGCTGATGGTGAGTAGATTACTGCGTGACCTCCAAAGCCTGACTCTCTATATAAAATCTTTAGGGGGACTTACACCCCCCTATGTATTATTTATGCATCACAAGCTGGACATCCGTCATGGTGACTATGTAACTCTTCAGTACACATTTCACGTTTACCAACTTTGATAGCTGTTTCAACACCAGCTGATGCATATGTATATGCTTTCTTTGCAACCATGCTACCAATGACAGCTGTGCCTACAAAGAAATAACCAGTATTCTTTAGATATTTATTCATGAGTTTCAATCTCCTTATTTAAGTTAATAAAATACCAGAGATGAAGGATTACTCTAACGACATGTATGGATTATATATATTACTACCACACATATACATTAGGAATACCTGTGCGACTGCGGCTGTCTGGTAACAGACAGGGGGTCGCCAGATGTATGGTAAAGGTGGGCATATAGTAGACGTGTGAGGGCAGCGGCACTGCTGCTGAACGAACTCAACGTTAACAGATCATTTGAACTCAACCAAATGCACCCAACCAACCCCTAATGTAATGGGGTAGGGTAACGTATATGTCTCTCACTTACATTCTTGTTCTTGTTAGGTAAGAGTATTGGAACATATATATGGAAATCAGAGTTGAAATAGCATAAAGTTTTACTTTAAATTAAAAAGACATGACTGATAAAAAGCGAATTTACGAAGTATTTAACGTTGCAACAGGTAAATGGGAAGAATCTTCTATGACTGATGCAGAATATCAAGAAATATTAAATAGAGTTAACATGTCTACAGAAGAATTAGAAGCAGAATATGAGATAATTACTCGTATTATTGAGCAAAAGCATGGTTTACGCAATAAATCTGATGAGAGTATGGATTAAAGTATATAGTATATTATATATAAGTTACTTATATAGTAACAGTTACTAGTTAGTAACAGTTACTAGGAAAAACATGATAAAAATAAAACGAAAAATAAATAGAAAGACTGCAGAATACCCTGTTTATACAAAACAAGAAGCAGATGATAGAAATATAAAGTATTTATACTGGAAAGAGTGTAATACTGGCGATTGGGGTCTTACAGATGATGATTATGTTAGTGAATGCGTGTCTAGAAACAATTATACAGATAAAAATGGCAGTACTAAGACATTTATTAAACTAACATGTGGTGTAGGATGGTGCAGTTCGTTTTCTACAATAAAATTTGAATTAAATCATGCATATGAGTGTTATTCTAAGACAAATCCTGCAAAAGATTGGAAACAACAGGAAATAAATACTACAAGAGCAAAAAATACAATAAATACATATGCTAATATGTTATTATCTGGAGATAAGGTAGATTTTGACAAGCTAGGCAAGATATATAGACCTGACCAAAAGATTCCAGCAGCAACAGTAAGAAGATTTCTAAAACAAAAGGTATCAAAAGACATGGTAGAACAAAAATTAAAAGAATTATTGGCTGAAAAGAGTATTAACAAAGAATTTGCATTAGATAACCTACTTAGAGCGTTACATATGGCAGAAGGCAAAGGTGATGTTAACAATTTTCTTAAAGCAAATGATGCAATAATGGATTTACTAGAAATGAAACCTAGTAAAAAAGTATTAACAGATACAGTACAGATAGATGTTACTAAACAAATAGCTGATACTATAGCGATGGAGGAAAATAAACTAACATTACAAAGAAAAGAGGAAACAAATGAGCATCCCCAAGAGTCCTGATGAATATGAGCATGTAAATGCTAATATCATGGAAGACCAGCTAGAAGTAGCTGTAAGAGCGTTGCATGTTATTTCTGCTATGCCTAGTAGTGACCCAGAGTTTCTTTCTTCCGTAGCTATTGATGCGCTGAAAGAAATGGAAACCTATGGCATTTTGTGGAATGATGAAATGTATTAATGTTTGCACATTGTCCTATTATAAGCAGAGTATGTGCATTTGCTACAGATTGTGGTGACCATAAGCATTGTGGCTTAAAAACAGGTAATTATGAAGAAACTAAAATACACAACATAACAACATGCCCTAAACCAAAGAAGAAAAAGCGTGGCAGAAGATAAAAAGCTAGTAGTAAATAAATTAAAGAAGAACATGATAATGTTTGGTAAGATTATAATGCCAAATATGTTTACAGTTCCTTCACCAGATTTTCATTATAAAATTGCTGATGCTTTACTTGATAGTGCCTCCAAACAAGTAAACATCATTGCCCCTCGTGGTCATGCAAAATCCTCCATTGTGGGTGGTGTCTACCCTTTATACCACCTTATGCATCACGAGGGGAGTAAATTAATAGTCCTAGTATCCAGAACCCAAGACCATGCTATAAAATTATTAGGTACAATAAAAGATGTTCTTGATTATAGCGAAACATTTAGAGCTATATATGGATACTGGGGTCAACATAGTGCTAAACAATGGGCTAAGTCAGAGATAGAGTTAAAAGATGGCTCTATGATTATATGTAAAGGTACAGGTCAACAGCTTAGAGGTATTAAAGTAGGTAGTCAAAGACCTACGTTAATTATTGTAGATGACCCAGAAGACGAAAATAATACTAAAACTGCAGAAGCTATGGAGCAAAACCTTAGATGGTTATTGCAATCAGCAGTTCCTTCACTAGATCCTACTAAAGGTAGAATAATAGTTATTGGCACACCGCAGCATCAACGCTGCATGGTGGAAATATTAAAACAAATGAAGGGATGGGTCAATATGCATTTTAGTCCAGACATGGATAATGAAGTAGCATTGTGGGAAGATTGGCAACCTATAAAAAAATTAAAACAAAAAAAAGAAGAATTAGAGTCTATAGCAAGAGTAAGTGTATTTTATAGAGAATATTTATGTCAAATAGTTGGAGATGAAGACCAGCTGTTTAAAGAAGAGTATATACAATATCATAATTATAAATTAGAAATAGATGATAATAATCAACATTATTTAAAAACTGATGACGGAAAGTTACCAGTAAACGTCTTTATGGGGGTTGACCCTGCATCCTCAATACGCAAAACAGCTGACTATAGTGTTATTATGCCTATAGCAGTTGATAATAAAAACAACAGGTATGTTCTAGAATACTACCGCAAAAGAGCAACCCCTATGAATTTGGCAGAAAGCATCATAGAGTATTTTAAACTATACAAACCTGTAAAAGTACGTATTGAGTCTGTAGGTTATCAGGAAATGCTACGAGAGTACCTGAGACAAAGAACAGAAGAAGAGAATCTGTTTATTAGTGGATTAGAAATAAAAGAGTCACCACGAACTAGTAAATCATCAAGGCTAGAGACAATGGAGCCATATTTTGCACAAAAGAAAATGTATATTAAAAAAGACCAACTAGCATTAAAAGATGAATTGCTATTGTATCCTAGAGGTAAACATGATGACTTATTAGATGGATTGTACTATGCAATGAAAAAATGTTATACGCCTAATCATGTAGCAGAAGAATCAAATAAAAAACAAAGCAGCAATAATGCTGCAAAGTCTTATGATTGGAAAGTATCTTAATTTGGAACTTTTTATTAATTATAATAGTTTAAGTAATTAAAAACTCTAACTCTATGCATCAAAACTCTAAAAAAGACCCAGAAGTACAATTTACACACGACCTATTAAGCGAATATAGCTCTGCTAGAGAAAACTGGGCAAAGCAAGCAGTTGAAGATAATGAGTTTCGTAATGGTAAGCAATGGACAAAAGAACAAGCTGATGCATTGCGTAGTAAAGCTCAAGAACCAATTGTAGTAAATGTAATTTTTTCTGCAGTAGAGCAAGCAAAAGCTTTGCTTACTGCCAATAAACCACGATTTCAGTCAACTGCCAGAGAAACCAGCGATACAGAAGTTGGTCGTTTATTTTCTGACTTGATGTCCTACGTCTGGGATAATTCAAATGGCAACGTAGAACTCAAGCAATGCATTGATGACTACTATGTTAAAGGCATGGGAGTTATGATGGCATATACAGACCCAGATAAAGACTTTGGTCGTGGTGAAGTTTGTCTTAAATCTATAGACCCTCTTGAAGTATATTTTGACCCTAGCAGTAAAGATCCTTTTGCTAGAGATTCTGGTCATATATTAGTAGCTAAACTAATGAGTCAAAATCAATTGATTCAATATTACCCAGAGTACGAAGAGCAAATAATAAACATCCAAGAAACTAGTTATATTAATATACCATCAGAAAGTAGGTATGGTTTAAAATCAGAAGACGTTACTTTAAAAAGCAGAATTGCAGGAGAAGAGTTATCAGGGGATAGAGAATTAGAAATGTTTACTAGGTATACAAAAATACGTATGCCTTATTTTAAAATATATGACCCATTTGCTAATGAAGAAAAAGTATTAAATACAGAAGAATACAAAGAGTATCAAAATGAACAAATAGTTATTATTACTAATCATAATGGAGAGCAACAAGTATTTACTGAAGAAAAAGAAGTAAGAGGTTATGTTCAATTACATGAAAGTGTAGGAGATACATTTCATATGATGCAAGACCCTATGACTGGACAGGCTATGCCAATGGCAGGTGAAGAACACGAAGGAGCTATACCAAACTCTACAAGTCATATAGATATTGCTAGTAAAATGCATTTAATTGAAGAGGGAAAAATATTAGTTAATGAAATAGAAATAACAAATATTAAACAATGTGTTTCTGTAGGTGACCATATGCTTTATCAAGTAATATTACCTATAGAAGAATATCCTATAATACCATTTATGAATGGTTTTAATCGCAATCCTTATCCTATGTCTGATGTAAGGTTAGTAAAAGGATTGCAAGAATATATAAATAAAATACGTTCACTAATTATTGCACATGCATCTAGTAGTACAAACGTAAAATTATTAATCCCTCGTGGTGCAGTAAACAAACAGCAAGTAGAACAGGATTGGGGTAGGGCTGGAACAGCGGTTATAGAGTTTGACCCAGAGTTAGGTAGTCCTATAGTAGCATCTCCAATACCTTTGCCTAATGAATTATATAAAAATGAGGCAGATGCTAAAGCTGACATTGAAAGAATCCTTGGTATATACGCTTTAATGCAGGGCGACATGGGTGCTGCACCACAAACTTTTAAAGGTACTGTTGCTTTAGATGAATATGGACAAAGACGTATTAAATCAAAAAGAGATGATATAGAAGAAGGTTTAAATCAATTAGGTAAGGTAGTAATAGGTTTAATGCAATATGTATACACAGACCAAAAAGTATTAAGATTAATGCAACCTAATAATAAACCTAAAGAAATTGTAGTTAATAGTCCATTATATGATGATATAGGAAATATTGTAGGTAAGCAAAATGATATTACTATTGGTAAGTATGATATAATTGTAGCATCTGGTTCTACATTACCAAGTAACAGATGGGCAAGATTTGAGTATTATATGCAATTATACCAAGCTGGTTTAATTGACCAAATAGAGTTATTAAAACAAACTGATGTTGCAGATATGGAAGGCGTACTACAAAGATCTGGTCAAATGCAACAATTACAACAACAGATGCAACAACAAGCTGAAGAAATTAAAAAGCTTAAAGGTGACTTGCAGACTGCACAGAGGGAATCACTACATGATAGAAAGCGTGTAGAAGTAAAAGAATTTGAAAAGAAACTTGCTAAAGCAGAAGCCAAAGTAGAAATGGCACAGCAATTATATAAAGCTAGATTAGGTGATGAGCTTAAAATGGCTAGAAATGATTTATCTGATGCAAGTGAAAACAATCCACAACGTCAAATGAATGAACGTATATTAAGTTTGGATGAAGCATAATTGAGGAAGCGGTTGCTGGAATTAACCAAATCGCAAATAAAGGAAAAAGAAAATGGAAAATTTGGAAGTAGTTGATGCTGGTTCTGCACCTTCGCAAGATGTAGAGATGTTTCAAGGAGAGTTATCTCAAGAGATACCTTCTGGTAATATACCTACAGCTGATATTGACCCTGTTAGTGGTCAAGAAGTTGCAGCTCCAATTAGTGAAACCACAGAAAACGGTGTTGACCCAAAAGAAGACACTAATAGGTATGAGTACTGGCAGTCACAGGCTGATAAAGCCAAGAGTGAGTTATCTAACTTAAGAGAAGAACTGGATTATTACAGAAATGGTCTACAACCTGTAGAACAAATGATACGTCAAAACCCAGATGTTCTTTCAAGCTTAGAAGCAAAGCTCTCCAACGGACAACCTGCAGGACAAACCCCTATGGGAGTTCAGCAGACTTCGTTGAAGGAGCCAACAGAACCTGAAAAACCAGTTAATTACAATGAAGTCGATGCTTATAACGACCCAGAATCAAAGTCGTTTCAGTATCGAGTAGCTAAAGAAAACTATAGAGATGAATATCTTGGTTATCTTAAAAATGTTGATGCACAACGCCAAGCAGAAATGCAACAAGCATATCAGCAGCAAATGGCTCAACAACAAGAAGAAGCTATGAGACAACAAGCATATAGTCATGCTATTAATAATTATGGCTGGGATAATCAAAAAGCAGGAGATTTTATACAATGGGCTTCTGCTCCTGAGAATCTTTCTATGGACAATTTAGCTAAGTTATTTGAATTAAGAACAAATGCGAATCCAGTAGTGCAACAAAAAACACAAGAAATGCAAAATCAAGCTCAAAGGTTATCAGTACCTAAAGACCCTAGTGTTATTACAGGTAAATCTGAACAGCCTAGAACTGAAGAGCAATTTTTTAGTGATGCATTACTAGGTCGCTAGTAAAAAAGGAGTTACGCAATGGCGGCAACTGAAAAGAAACTTGGTGCTAGTGGCGTTCTATATACAGATAGACGAGATTTTTATGTAGACCCACAAGTTACTAAAGAACTATGGACTGATGTTGCTCCCTTTACTACAATGGTTAGTAATCAGGAGTTACGCTCAGTACCAGATCCTATTTTCAAAATGTTTGAACATAGAAACCCTTGGGTAAAACAAGAGTTTAGAAATGCTGGAGAAACAGCTACACTTGCAGTTGATGGAACTGAAAGTGCTGCATTAAATATTGATGAAATTGTAGGTCTTGCATCTAGTGTAGACAGCAGTTATGTTGGTTTAATGTTTGAAATATGGAACTCAGCTAAAACTAGTAAAAAAGCAACAGGTATTATATCTTCTATTGTAGATGCTGATGAAATTAAAGTAAAATTAATTTCTACAGTTTCTGGTAGTAATTATAATTTAGTTGATGATGATTACTATTGCATTATAGGTAATGCACATGGTGAAGGTAGTTCAGCACCTGATAGCTGGTCTGATGAATTGCAAGTAGTATATAATTCTACTCAAATATTCAAAACAGCTTTACAGGTAACTGGAACACTTCAAGCTGCAGTACTAAGAGGAGAATCATCTGAGTTAGCTAGATTACGCAGACAAAAAGCTCAAGAACACAAAATGCAGAAAGAAAAAGCTTTCTTATTTGGTGAAAGAGTTGGTGGAACTGGTTTAGGTGAAGCTTCTTACGGAGCAGGAAACAGGTCTGCTAATATTGATGAGACTTTTGCTGATGGTGGAAGAACAGATGCAGATGGTAATTTAATTAGAAGTACTTTTGGAATTGTAAGTGCTTTAGAAAAATACGGTGAAAGTAGTGCAAGTCAAGATGCACAAAACATTTTTTCTATATCTGAAGCAAGTTATTCTTATGGTAACTTTGTAGATGATATGGAAAAAGTATTTCAGTATGTACCAGAAGCAGGTGTTAAGCGTGCTTTTGTAGGTGCTGGTGCTTTAGGATATTGGTCTAAAATGGCTGGTGATACTGGATTAGGTGGTAATTCTGGTTGGACTATAAATCTTGGTGATATGAAAAGAGATTCATTAGGATTTAATTACAGAGTACTAGAAACACCTCATGGTATGATTCAGTTAATTCCAACTCCAGCATTGAGAGGTCAATATAACAAGTACATGGTTGTAGTATCTGACGAGAATTTATTTCACGCTCAGTATAGACCAGCAATGTATCAGGCTAATATTAAAACTGACAATGCTTTTGATGGTGTTAAAGATCAGTATATGTCTGATGAAGGACTTGGTATACAGTTAATTGAGAGTCATTCTCTGTTTAAAATCACAGATTAAGGAGGCTTATTATGGCTAGACCTTATTTAGGTGGTTCAACAGCAGGAATAAAAGCTGTAAGTGCTGATGTAACATTAGCTCCTGCAGATTCTGGTAAAAAAATAATTGTTGATGCGAGTGCCGCAGGAAACTTTACAATTACTTTACCAGCAACTGCATCTAGCAAAGGAATTGAATACGACATAGTACTTGGAGTAGCAAGTAATGCTGCTTCAGAAGTGCTAGTTGTTTCAGATTCTAATATTGTTGGAGGTCTAATACTAAATAGCACAGGAACAGTTACTGCAATAACATCTGGTACAACTAGAGGTTTTGGAGATGCTTCAGATGCAGGTTCACGTATGCATATAGTATGTGATGGTGCAAAATGGATCATCTTAAATGCAAATAGTGATGTAGCATTTGTTACTGCTTTTAGTTAATAGAAAATAAAGAGTGAGGGGCTTTATGCCCCTCCTCTTGTGAAAGGAAATAATTATGCCAAAGGGCAAAGGTACGTATGGGTCTAAAAAAGGTAGACCACCAAAAAAGAAAAAAATGAAATCAGTAAAAAAAAAATCCAGTTCTAGAAGCTCTAAGAAAGCCTATTAAGATATGACACATACAGAGTTAAACGCATATATTAAAAAAGTATTTCCTGATGAATCTGATGCTGATATAGCTTTGCATTTAACAGAAGCATCAAGAGATTTTACTAGTAGAACTAAAATATTAAAAGGTGTTGAAACGTTTAATACTGTAGTAAATCAACGTTATTATGATTTAAATGATTTAGATGGCAGTGGTAGTTCAGACCAAAGACATATAGTAGAAGTAAATAAAGTAGATTATGATAATTATACTATTCAACGTTTAGTTACACCTCCAGATGAAGTGGATATAACATAATGGCTAGAACTAATGCACAAAAACATAATTGGTGGATTGAACGCAATCAAATAGGAATTGTTAAATCAAACACATTAACATCGACTACATTTACAAGTCCTAACGAAGTAAAAGAAATACGTTTATATGTTTCTAGAAATGATTGGGATTTTGAAGTTGGGACTTATGCTAATGCATATAAAATAAAAAATGCAGATAGTCCTAATTTTGATAAAATATATCATATTGCATTAGCGTATTACACTATTGCAAAATTATTTGAAATAAAAGCTTCTGCAGATGAAGACCCAGAAATACTTGGGTTTGCTCAATTGTGGAGAGCTAAATATGAAGATTTAGTAGCTAAAGCAAAAGGAACAGATAATCAAGGTAAGCTTGGTTCTGCTACTAGCTACGTTATTATACCCAGCGATGGGTTTTTATTATAACCAATATGACCATGAGAATAGCCAAGCTCGGTAAGTCATAGTAAGGAGAAACAAGATGGCATTACATAAATACTCAGTAAATGAATCAAACAACATTGGATTAGGACAAGCAGGTTGTCTATTTGAAGATGGAACAGATGCTATCACAGGAAAAAAGATAGTAGCTATACAATTCATTTCTGATTCAACTTTTACAACATTAA